CTCTTGTTTATTTTTAGCCCTTGGGCTTTAAATAGTTAGGTTATACGTCCGCCCAGCGTGCTTGTTTGGAAGCATTATAGGCAGTGCTTACTGGCTTAAGGTTTGAAAAATGAAATGCCGACTTGGCTTGCTCTGGGTCAAACAAATCAAAAAACTTCAAAGGTATTTTGTGATCCATCTGCCACCCTGGTCCGTAGTTATCCCAATTCATCCATGGCTCAAACTGGCTTTCTATATGCTGCCTTAAGAAGCTTGATGAACATCCTATTAGGTCGTTAAAGCTGTCCGTATTTCTTAAAGCCTTAACGCTTTGCATTACTTTCCAAAACCTTGACCGAGCATTCGCCTTAAGGCGAATGCCTTGATCCTGTCTTCGTTTTTTAAGGTAATCTCGGTGCCACGCATTATGACGATCCTTGTTGGCTTGACGGTGCAAGCGTCTTTTTTCAATTCGCATTGCCCTAAAGAGAGGATCTGTTTTCCAGCGATTTCGCTTTATCTCATTATCAATCTGACGCCGCTTCTCCTTGTTGGCGTAAGTCCTTTTGGCCTTTTCTTGCCTTCTGATGCTTAACCAGCTGCACAAATGGAGCGGCGTATCTAACCATGCTTTATTTTGCTTATACCACCAAACCCTTGGGCTTGAGGCATTGTGCCTAAAAGATCCGCCGATAAGCATCCAGGCGCACTCTAAAATACTCTCCCTAAGTACAAATCCGCAGGCTGAGTGCTCAAGGGGGCGCACTCCAATGGCCGACTGTCAACTATAACCATTTGACAGGTTATGCGTGGTTATGACGCAAACCGAGTTGGCCAAAGAATGGGGAGTTTCGCAGCCTTACGTTGCAAAGCTGGTTAAGAAGGGAATGCCCCTAACCAGCAGGGAGGACGCGGACCGCTGGCGAGCCGAGGCCAAACTGCGACCAGCAAGAAAGCTAATCATTGAGTCACCAGCTGAAGACGAGGCAAGGCCGGCAACTGACTTTGCCAGGGTTGCCGGGGTTGAGCTTGTAGATGAGGTCAAGCGGTTGGCTCAACTGGCATCTGAAATATCGGCCAAGATCGACATAACCAAGCCAGGCGAAAGGTCGTCCCTCATTGCCGACTACACCAAGGTGATCGACCAGTTGCGAAAGCTAAGAAGCGACCGTCCAGACATTGAGGAAAAAGAGGGCAAAATGGTTCCCGTGGACGAGGCCGACAAGCTGGCGGCAGCCAGAGACAACGCGCTGATACCGCTTCTTAAGGGGATGGCCAAAAGACTGGCGCCGATCTGTGCCAACAGGCCGGCCGCAGAGGTGGAGGCCGAGGTGGAGGGTGAGGTCGGGCAGATTATGCGGCAGGTCGAGGCGGCGCTGTGACCGGGGCGCAGGAGGATCTGCGCCGGCGGGCGAGGGCTCGGTGGCACTACGAAAAGCCGCCCAGTGTCATTGAGTGGGCGGAGCGGAACATCCAACTGGACAGCCGACTGACCGCACGGCCCGGGCTCTACAGCACCAGCTGGACGCCTTACGTCCGGGGCGTGCTGGACGCGCTGGCGGATCCGGGCGTCCATACCGTCACGCTTTGCTGGGGAAGTCAGACGGGAAAGACCCTGACGCTGGCGATCTGGCTCGCCTACCGCATCGCCAACGACCCGGCTCCGGCGCTGCTTGTCATGCCCAACGCCGACTTGGCCCGCAGCTACAGCGAGACGCGGCTAACCCCGATCTTTCAGAAGTGCCGGCCAGTGCGAGCCCTGTTTCCGCAGGACATGGACGACTTTAAAATCTTAGAAATGCAATTTGCCACGATGACCCTGTCCATGGTCGGCAGTAACAGTCCGGCCAACATCTCCAGCCGGCCCATCTGCATCGCCGTTCTGGACGAGCTGGATAAGTTTGCCCCGCCCACCGAGAAGGAGGCCGCCGCCTACAACCTAGCACTAGAGCGGACCAAGGCGTTCCCCGGGCGCAAGCACGTCCTGACCAGCACGCCCACGCTCAACACCGGAGACATATGGCAAAACTACCAAGCCGGAACCCAAGAGACTTTCCACGTGCCCTGCCACGCTTGTGGCGAGCGGCAGGCCATGGAGTTTGGGCAAATCAAATGGGACGAGGGGGCGCGATCCGAGGACGGAAAGTGGGATCTAAAACGGGTGACGGACTCCGCCGTCTACCATTGCACCAAGTGCGGCGAGCCCTGGGGCGAGGGGCACCGGCGCAAGGCGATCGAGCAGGGCAAGTGGGTGGCCGGCAATGCGCACGCCGATCCCGGCCACCGCTCCTTCCGCCTGCCCAGCTGGTACAGCAACATCAGCTTTGGCGAGACCGCCAAAAAGTTCCTGACCGAAAAGCACTACCTGCACGGACTGCAGGGCTGGGTGAATGGGTGGTGCGCCTTGCCTTGGGAGGATCAGTTCGATGACGACGAGGCGGCCGCCATCCCGCCCGGAGCCTTCGCCAAAAAACAGCCATGGGACAAGGATCACATTTTGCTGGCGGCGATTGACCGGCAGATCGACGAATACTGGTACGTGATCCGGGCCTTTGCCCGGGACGGGACTAGCCGGCTGTTTGATGAGGGGCGACGAAGGACGATCGAGGACGTGGCCCAGCTGATGGCCGAGCACAGAATCCAGCCCCGACACGTGGCGATTGATTCCGGCTACGAAACCCAAGACACCTACCGCATCGCCGCCAGGTACGGCTGGACCGCCATCAAGGGCGAGGAGCGGCCGCACTTCTTAATTGAGGACCGAGGGACGCGGATCAAATCCGTGCACAGCTCCATCCAGCCCACCGACGCTGGCTGCCAGCTGCTGCTCCTATCCAGCCCAGGATGCCAGGATCTGCTCGCCTGGCTACGCCGAGGACAGGGGCCGATGTGGGAGGTGGCGCACGACGTCAGCCCTGAGTACCGCGAGCACATGGCATCCCACAAGAAGGTGCACCGGGTGAACCGAAAGACCGGGAAGGATCTTTATGAATGGATCCGGGTCAAACATCGCCCCGACCATCTGTATGACTGCGAGACTTACTTGGCCGGATTTGCCGTCTTCGGGAAGGTGATTGCCGCCGAGGCCGCCATGGAGAAGCCCGATGCTTGACACCGCTAGGGGCGCGTGGAGCGTGGGCTCATCTTTTCCCTTTGGATTCAGGCCAGCAAGGACCCTGTTGCCCTTCGCTTGGCTCTGGAAGCCCTTGCGGCCGGGCAGGCCAACACGTTCACCAACGGGGGCAAGGTAATGGTTTCCGCCTCCGTGGCCGGCAAATCGTTCAGCTACCAGCTGCAGCCGGGCATCAATCCGATGGCGATCACGGAGCTGGCCCTAGGCGCTTGGAAATCCGTCAAGGATTTCACCACCAGCGCGGAAATTGAAAATTTCCTAACCAAAAGCAACGGTAACGTCAGTTACCCCAACTTCGGCATCATGCTGCCGATTAATCCGTGAGTCTTGGCAGCTGGTTCGGCCGGATTGTCCGGGCAGGGGCGCAGGATTACACCAAGCGCCAGCACATCTACGTCACCCCGCAGGACACGCGAACCGATGTCACCAATCAAAGCCGCAAGCAGGTCCTGGGTCTGGCCCGGTACTGGTTCTACAACAGCCCCGTGGTACGCGGGGCGATTGACTGCATGGTTCGCAACTCCGTTGGCCCCGGGATTAAGATGCAATCCCGCACCTCCGATGAGGGCTGGAACCGGGCGACCGAGGAATGGCTGGCCAACTGGTCGCTAGCTTGCGATGTCCGCGGCCTGTTGGACTGGAACACGCTTCAGCAGGTGGCTACCCGCACCATGCTACGCGACAATGAGCTCTTTATTTTACTGACCGACAACGGCGACGGCTGGCCGATGCTTCAAATGGTGGAAGCCCACCGATGCGAGACCCCAGATTACCTGCAAGGCGACAAGCGCATCATCGACGGCGTGCGGGTCAATCCACAGGGCCGCCCGCTTTCCTACTACATCAACCTCGGCCAGGACGACAAATTCTCCGAGATTCAATCCCCGGATCTGATCGTGCTGGCGGAGCGCGACCGGGCCGACGAGCTGCGCAGCCTATCCCGCCTAGTCACCTGCCTTAACCTGATCCAAGACCGCGAGGAGATTTTGACCAACACCATGGTCAGCGTGAAGCGGTCCTCCACCATCGGCTTGGCCTTGGAGGGGGAGGGGAGCGCCGGATTCTTTGGTCCCGAAACCACCACCACCGATGGCATTACCACGGATCGGATCTTTGGCTCCGGGGCGATCTGGAACGTGCCCAACGGCCGAAAGATCCGCGAGATCAAGGACGACCGGCCCAGCCCGAATCTGACCGAGTTTATGGATCAGTTCCTGCGGGCCGTGGCGTCCGGCCTAGGCCTGCCGTATGAATACCTGTGGAAAGCCGATCTCTCCGGCCCCTCCCAGCGGTTTGTCTTGGCGCAAGCCCAGCGCCGATTCGATGAAATCAGCCAAGCCATCATCACCCAGCTGGTCTCCCGGGTTCGCCTCTGGGCTTTGGCCAAGGCCATCAAGCGCGGTGACCTTACCCCGCCCCGCGGCATGGACCGGTGGTGGCAGTCCACATTCCACACGCCCAAGCAGACCACGATCGACGCTGGGCGCGACAGCGCCGCCGACCGCGAGGACCTTAAGCTGGGCCTCACCACCTATGCCGACATCTATGCGGCCAGGGGAGAGGACTGGCAGGATGCCATCGACCAGAAGATCGCTGAGCAAGTCTACATCAGGCAGAAGTGCGACGCCGCCGGGATCCAAGTGGCCGACGTGCAGTTCATTCCTAACCAGCCGGCTCCCGCGGCCCAGACCCCTCCTTCCGAGCCTCCGGCAGATCAGCCGGCCGCCCAGACCCCGGCTCCCGAAATGAGCCAGCCCACCGTCACCGTGACCATGCAGGCCCCGGTTGAGCTCAAGGCCGAGCCAGCCCCTGCCGCCGTTTTGACCGAGGCTTTCACCATGAAAGACGAGCCCGATCTGGAGCTGTCCGACAAGGAGCTGGACATGGTGGCCAAGGCGATCGGGCTAAAAAACAAAACCGCCAAGAAAAAGAAAAGCTAGGGTTTTGACACGCCCGGCCAGCGCATGGCCGAAAAGAAATTCAAGGGCATCTCCGTCATCACTGCTGGCCCAGCTTTGGGCCATGGCATGGTCATCGACGCGGAAACCCTCTCCCAAGTCGTCGAAAAAGGAAACGAAGCGGGGCAGGTGAAGGTCCTCTCCGATCACTCGTCATCCGTCTCCAACATCATCGGCTATCTGGAAAACTTTGGACTGGATGGCGGCCGCGTCCGCGCCGACCTGACTCTTTTTGAAAGCCATGACGGCTTTGCCTATTTCAGCGAGCTCATCAGCACCCTGCCCGGCCAGATCGGATTTTCCATCAGCTTTAGCGGGGTACCCCGGGAGGCGGCCGATGGCACGCAACTGGCAGACGTCCAGACCCTGTTTTCTGTTGACCTTGTGACCTCTCCAGCCGCCAACCCCACCGGAGTTTTCCATGCGCGGGTTGACAGCAAGCAAAACGCCGTGACCAAAACATCACAGGTTGAAGAAACCAAGCTAGAGACGCCCGCCATGGAAGCGGCGCCCGTAGCCCCGGCGGCCCCGGCGGCAGAGCCCGCC